AAATTTTAGTAATGCCCCATTGGGAAAAACAAGCTCAAGCTCTCTCGATCTTATTCTTAAACTTGGATAAATTTGAGAATATAAGTTAACTGCTTCATGCCAGATAGAACCTGGAGCGGTTAACATTTTCGATGTTCTACGGAAGATTACTCCAGTTGCACGAGGATGTTGCATGAATTTTAGAGCAATCAGCAGAGAGGTGTAGGTTTTACCTGATCCAGCAGCTCCCCCAGCAACGGTTATAGTGGCATCACTATTTAAGAAGAGTTCTTGTTTTTTACTTGCTGGTCCAATGACAACTTGGTTATTCATATTTATTCTTCTGAGTTAATTACTTTCAAACTAAATACGGGAGCATTTACTTGCTGAACTTCTTTACCTTCTTCATCAGCAATTTCTTGACCATCATACAAGTCGAGGGATAACTTTCTATAATTTTCTAATAGAAGTGCAGCAGCCTTTAGCTGATTCTGGTGGGCAGCTTCTTCGTTTTTCATAATCTTAGCTGCTTGGAAAATAGCTTCTGCTACGTGAGGTTTGATCTTACGAAGAAGCATCAATAGTTCACGCTCTTTGAGTTCGCGGTTCGTTAACTTCTCTGCATCTTTATCTTTTTTGGGACGCCCGTTAGGATTACCCGAAACACCTTTTTTGAACATATTTTCTCCTAGTTATTAGTCCTGCTTACGAAATGCAGGGTTATTCTTTCGTGATAACCGATCTACCTATCACGCTGGTATTATTTATACTAGTACAGACAACTAGTTGTTATGTACGCCGAGAACTTTGGCGAGTTCTACACCGAAACATAACGATCCCAAGGTAAGGGTTCTTTGGCGCACCGTATCGGACTTGAACCGATGACCCCTTGCGTGACAGGCAAGTGCGCTAACCAACTGCGCCAACGGTGCTTTGTTATGGTGGATGATCTAGGTAACGCTCCTAGCGAGTACTAAGACAAGGGATTTACAGTCCCTCCCGCCTCTTTAACGGAATACTCATCCTGATTTATTTGCTATTTGCGAATAGCGAATATGGTTGCGTAGGGTTGGATTCGAACCAACGTCCTCTAGCTTATGAGGCTAGTAGTCTGACCACTGACGTACCCCGCAATATAAGATTGAAACTAATAAAAACTTCGAACCTCTAAGCGATACCCAAGCCTTCTTGAAAAGATGCTTGCTTTCCCATAAGTACCATAATGTGGGCGTTATATATTAGTTTCAAAAGTGGCTGACCGGGCAGGTATCGAACCCGCGACCCAGGCATTAACAGTGCCTTGCTCTACCTACTGAGCTACCAGTCATTAATTGGTACACCATACGGGATTCGAACCCATGTTACTACCTTGAAAGGGTAGTGTCCTAACCTAGTTAGACGAATGGTGCTTTTGGTGCTGAATGAAGGAGTTGAACCCTCAAAGACGCATTACAAGTGCGTTATTTTACCATTAAATTAATTCAGCACTAATAACTTTTTCCTTCTCTATATCTTTGTCTTCTAGCGTATCTTCCGTTGCCTTTATTTAGGGCTTTATAAGTAGATGTCAAAGAATGGCAATTCGGACAAAGGAGTGTCAAATTTTCAGGTTTATTGTTACTCGAATTCCCGTCAATGTGTTCTACCTCAAGAGGACACTTGTTTGTTATAGGATTTTTATGATCCCAACCACATCTAGAACATTTGTCATTATATTTTTTAAATAGGTATTTGCGAATATGATCTGATAGATTATTTTCAGTATTAATTCTATAATTCAACCAATCATCAATATACGTTTTATATATCAAATCCTGCTGACATTTTACGGAACAGTAAATATTTTTACATTCCAAACCGCAATTTTTACAATTCTTTATTGTTTTTCTTAAAGAATTATTATATTTAGCAGAACACGACCTATCACAAAATTTTTTAGATGTTTTAGATTTTAATTCTTTATTACAATTTTGACATAATTTAGTCATTCTATTCTCAATAGACTCACTTAATGAAATATAGCAGGGAAGGTGAGAAATCTTCCTTTTCGGGGATCAACCTAGCTATACCAAATCAACTTAAGTATCTCTTTTATCAATATTTGCATCTTCATCCCGATCTTCATAAAAGATGGGCGCAGTCTTACCCGATGGATTTAGCATAATTTCTAAATCGACTTCTGTTTCTGCATCAATCTCTGGAAGCGTAAAGTCTACGCAATCGTCGCATTCGTTTGTCTGATTGAAAGCATGTTTTTTATAGTAATTACCGCAAATGATGCACTTCATATTATTCTATTATTGTAGTTTAAATATCAAATCGTCTATAATTAAAGACACTTTAAAATTAGTGCTGGTTACTGATCCAGCTTATACCGTAAAACCTAGCACTGAAAGGAACAAAGATAACTAGGCGAACATATAAAGATTTTATTCACTCAGACTTGAAGTACTTATGAAGTTGACAGTTTCTTAACTCTTAATATTAAAATTTATCAACTAGCTTTCTTTCAATTTAAATGAATAATTGATTATATCATGACTTTGTTGTAAATTCAAGTCAAATATCAATTGCCTATTCAAAAATACAATACTTGTTGAGTATTTTCGCATATTTGAGTTGTATCTTACTATGCATTCGTTTAGCAACTACAAAGTCATCAACTACTAGTTTTCTATCTTTACCGTTTTCTCGCCAAGTTAGTACATAAGAAAATACATCAGTACTGTGAGGTATAATCTTCAATTGACCAGATAAATTTCTATACGCTTCTTTAATTAAGTTATATATACTTTTAGGTATAATTTTTAAATTTTGTAATCGGTAGTCATTCTCGTCCAAATTTCTATGCAGTACGGCTTTGTTGGCTGGAATCTTTTCACCAGTTATTAATTCCATAGCTACTTTATTCGCTTTTAATTTATACCTAGTACCCTTTTTATAAAAAATTATATATCCATCTTCTCCTGGGAATATTTTTCTTAATTTCTGATCATTCTTTTTTATAAAGAACTCACCCGTTAGCATGTCATACTTAAGTACTTCTTCTAGCTGCATATAAACCCTTAAAGATACGTTTTATTAGTATGATAGCATCGAAATCTGCATTTGTCAATACTTTTGGAAAATTGCACTTGACTTCGCACTGAAGAAGGTGTATAATTGAGTTTGCTAGGGAAGAAGTTCTTCCCCATCCCTTAACAGGTCATGCTAGGTCTGGTGGATTCCAGATACACAAGTGATTCATAACTCTTCACTGCATGAAGCAAGCTCCAGTAGGAAATGCCTGGAGCAAGCACCTGACGACTGAGCCATTGTCGAATAGAGGGCCGTAAGGTAGTCCAGCATTGGGTTGGATGCGTGTAACGGAAAAGGGCATAGAGATGGTAAGCTGTAGCGATACACCCTGTCTTTATGTTGAATACACTGCTGCAACGGGTACTTTAGCAATATCCTCGCAAAAACTTAAGGAAAATGCATTTGATTAATATCTCTGCATTAAAGTACTAGGTTCTTAAGCAAATACTCCGTCTTTTAGTGTATTGCATATAAGCTAAAATATTAGCTTGCAGTACTCCTAAAAGGCGTATTGTATCCTGCTTAGGAAAATATTAACTTAGTTAATAACCTTAATTTAGTTATTTATTTTATTTATATTAACTAAGGGTTAACTAAAGATAATTACTAAAAGGTTATAACCTTATACTATTATGCGACGAATGTAAGAGTTTAAGCATAAGTTTATAACCTTTTAGTATAGTACTTTAATCTAATTACTATTTTATTATTTATTGTTAAAGAACATCTACCCCTTAGTGTAAAAGCTAAGGGGTTTTATTTTTTGTACTCTATAGCTTGACTTAAGTATCGTACTATGTTATAATTTCTTCAGTTGTTAACAAACTAAGGAGTAATATGAAGATTGAAACCTATAGCCTGTTCGAATTCTGCCAAAAAGTACAAGAAGCTATTCTTTCAGGATGGAGATTTGACTTTGAGTCCAACGATAACTTTCCTACTGCCTTCGGCTCTATGTTAGTTGCTGGTATGAAGCAAGCTGAAGATTTACCTCAAGAAGTATTTTCAGATACTGAAGAAGTAAAGCAAGAAACCAAACGAGGACGCAAAGCTAAAGAATAACTTCAATATAAAGGGGCTATATGAAGAGAAGAGAAAAAGTACAAGAACAAAGAGTACAAAAGGAAAAGTTTGCTAGAGTGCAATTTCCTGCCTTATTGCCCCTTAATGATAAACAAGGGCAATTACTAGAAGCTCTCAAGTACAATACCTTGGTTGTAGCCAAGGGCAGTGCAGGTACAGGTAAAACCCTACTAGCCTGTTGGCATAGTGCCAAGAAGTTGCACTACGGTGACGTTAAAAAGGTAGTACTAATCCGAGCCTATCAACCACTAGCAGGTAGAAGTATTGGTTTTCTCCCTGGTACTGCTGAAGAAAAGCTAATTCCTTTCTACCAGCAGATGCTAGACTACTTTGAGGACTATCTCGGTAAAGCTAGTACCGAAATTCATGTAAAAAATAAAACTATCGAAATCTGTAGTTTAGAAACTATTCGAGGTAGAAGCTGGAATGATGCTATCATCATCGTAGATGAATCTCAAAATCTCTATGTACCAGAGGTACAAGCTCTAGTAACTAGGGTAGGTACTAACTCGCAGATTGTCTTTTGTGGAGATAACACTGGACCTCAAACCGATCTTAAGAAAGGTATGGATGGTCTAACCTATTTAGAAAAAGTATGTGCTAAATACAACATTAATGATTGCAGTTTTACTACCTTCGATAGAGAAGATGTAGTTAGAAGCGGCTTAACTAAAGAATTTGTGATTGCCTTTGAAAATGAAATCGAAGAAGAAAGTAAAGGAACTTCTATCGTAAAGGAAACTTCAGGTAATCAAACTAAGAAAGGAACACGATGAATAAACTCAACAAACTATACTTCGGTAAACGTAATTCGGAAGACGAAGACGAAAGTGTCTATCCTTTCTCAAATAGCCAAAATCATCTACCTTACTTTGAAAATACACAAACTTCTAGATGCATCAAGGCTTATCTTGACGAAAATATCAAGGAAGCTAAATACTATCGTAATTGGATTCAATCAGTAGAATCCCTAAATGAAGGTGATCTAGTCTATCTAAGCATCAATAGCTATGGTGGCTATCTTGACGGTGCTATTGCTATCATCAATGCAATGCGTTCAACCGATGCTAATGTGCATGTATGCATCGATGGGGTGGCTGCTTCGGCTGCATCCCTGATTGCCCTAGCTGCACCTTCAGTAGCCGTATCTCCTTATGCAAGCATGATGATCCATGCTGCTACCTTTGGAGCCTTCGGTAAGCAATCCGATGTGATTTCACATGCTTCATTCGTAGACAAGCAGGTTAAAAACCTTATGCACGATATCTACAAGGACTTCCTAACGGAGCAAGAATTCCAAGAAGTAATCGTAGGTAGGGAAATTTGGTTTGATTCCGATGAAATTATCGCTCGGCTAAAGCGCAGGGCTGAAGTACAAGAAGAACAAAACCGCAATCTAGAAGCAGAGCAGTCAGTAATCGAGATTATTTCTGAAGCTGAACTACAGGAACAGCTAGAAGTACCAGCAAAGAGAGCTAGGTCTAGGAAAAAATAAGACCTGAGTTTAAATACAAAAATATAATAAAAAAAATTTTAGCCCTTGAGGAAATATCCTCTTGGGCTTTTTATTTTGCCTAAATATCCGGTGAGTTTAAACGGCTTATAAGCGATTTAAGGCTATTGGAGCTAGTTAGCCTTGTGGTATCAAAATAAAGGGCTTAGGCGACGATTTTAGCCCCTTGTTGAGGCTGCGGATACGTAAATATTAGCTTAAATACAATAAATATTATCTTGTTTGGGTATATGTATTCATTTTGTAAATAATAATTTGTTGCTTGATAAGATTATATGCAGTTTTGTATATAGTGAGTTTGAACTAGCAGTATGTCTTAGGTGCTTGATACGTGCCGCCACCTCGTTGTGGTTATATTTTATGATTTTAAAATATCTGTTTATTATCCGGTAGGCTATTATCTTTGCATTGCATCGGTTATTAACTGACAGTTTTAAATGCTGCTGGTATTTAACCCGAGCGATAGCGAGGGCGATTTTATTTTGTAGGTGTTTTTCATATGGTGAAATGCTGCCAGGGTGGGCTTATATACCGTCGGCGTCTTACTGTTTAAACACTATTCCTAAATCCTTGTATCTCCAGGCGAAAAAAAACCCAGGGGTTAGCCTGGGTTCGATTCCTGGATTTATCACGGGTTAATAATCCGGGCTTTTATTTTGTGCTTTACTATTGCTGCGCTGCAAATACCTATGCATAGTATCCAAATAATCGCATGCATGCAAAGCACAAGCCATATTAGCATTAGTATTTTTTGCATTAGATATTCCCTTTGCCTATACCATGCGCCACAATTGCGATATTCTTTGCTTTAATATTATTCCCTGAGCAAAGTTTGCAGTTATTGCATGTAGTTTTGAATCCTGCCTCTTTTGATGCTGGACAAAGTATTTCATTCTTTAGCAGAGAATCATTCCCTTTATATTCTTTCAGCGGAATAACCCTAAATGTCCGGTATCCCTTAGTATGGGCTTGCATAGCATCTTCTAGGCTATCGGCTGAAAACATCAGGCGGGAATAATCTTCTGGCTTGTTTATAAGCGCTTGGTGCGTATATCCAGTGTGCCCGATGCTATCCCTTAGCAAAGCATCCCAAATCGCTCTAGGGGCTGCTACTGGGTCCCCATATGTACCTAAGCGCACCATTCTACCTGCGCCGATTCTTGCGATACTTTCAGGATCAGTTATTAAGGGATAATTTCCCTTAATATAAGCCTTGAATACTTGCAATGGGCCCTGTCCTAAATTAACGTAGCATCCCCGATTAACTGCAATTTTCTTTTCCGGGTTATTAGTTGCAATTCCCCTATGTTTACAGTTGCCGCATATCGAATAATCTTCGCCTGATTTACTGGCTTCTAATGGATTAATATCTGACCTAATAATATGCGTTTGTAACATATTACCCGTTTTAGAATTCCCCGATTTAATAATTGCGACAACAATAATAGGTTTTCCGTCAATCATGGAAGGCCCATTATAGATAATCGAATTTTGAATTTTGGTTTTCATGGTTTATTTACCTGAAATCAAATCGGCCAAAATTAGCCCGATAGGATACTATTTAAAATAATACCCTATCAGATAATTTTAGATTAATCGGTTAATGCGTTATTATCTGCCATGAATTTAATTTCATGTTTTGCAGTATTAATTGCATCTTCTTTGTCGTCCGTATGGTAAAAAGTACCTTCCGGTAATTCCAATTTACCATCATAATATTTCACAATATATTCGTTCCATTCATTATCAAAATAAACTTTAGCTTTGAAACCCAGGGAATTATTAATGGTGGAAATGAGGCGCATTTGATTTTCTCCAGTTGATTGATTGATTTTCAGGATTCAATTATTTAGCATATTTAATTGCAAATTGCCTAAGATGATGATTTGCGATCATATGCGGCATATCGATTTTACCATTATATTTTTTATAGTTAATAACTGTAGTATTTGATTTAGTTCTGCCGAGATATTGACCACGAATCGAATTATTATCAATAAACCATTGTCCGGGTTTAGTATTTTCCGGGATATCTTCGAAAGAATAAATACCCTTGATTTTCTCAAATTTGGCCATGATAAATTCCATTATCAAAATCGGGCAAAATCACCCGAATATAACCCCATAATTTAATATAGGGTTATAATCTGGAGATTTAATTATAGTATGCAATAAGTGGCAATAATCCGAACCACATAATAAAACATACTATTGCGAAAATATAATCCGTTATTTTCTTATTTTGTTTATATTGGTTTTTATGATATTGGTTAATGTTTTGCATTTGATTTTCTCCAATTTAATAAATATTATTCAATCCCCTAGATTTATAATTTGCTGATATATTTTCTTCATATTTAGATTCTAAATCATCCATGTAATTATTATATTCGTTTTCTTCGTTTATTATATTTGCGAGCATATGCAATTCCGCAAAACTTAAAGTTTGTTTGCAAATGGCTCTAACTGTAAATTGTAAACCTTCATATAATCTACTTTCCGCACAATTAAAGATACTATTTTTAATTTCAGGATAATATTTATTATTTTTAATTTCATCAAATAATTCGATCAATTGAATTTGAGATTTATCCATTTTAGAACCTTTGTTTCCAGAGTTTGAAAATGTTTCAGGGTAAATAGTACTTTTGTTGCACTATTTATAGGAAACACTTAGTTTTTAATGAACCTTAGAACCTTAGTTCTATCTTACCAGGCCCGATCACCTGGAGTCCCCATTATATCGAAAAAAGCCCCATTTCCAGGCATTTCCTCTAGGTGTTTACCCTAGATCATATTAGGATTTTCCCTAGTGCGTTTTCCCTTGAATTGTGGTATTTCACGCATGCGCGCATCTGTATATAGATTGCCCAGGCAGACCAAGGATAAGTTATCCACAATATATTAAACGCATTGAATATCTTTTAACTTATCCACATGTTATCAGTCTTATATAAGACCAAAATTGTGCATAACTTTATCCGCAGGGTGAATAACTTTTTTCCAGGCCAGGGTATAGGCCAGGGTGAAAAATCGCATGTAGGCCCATTTAGGGGCATTTGCGGGCATTTTTACATTGTGAAATGGCATTGTCCTTGCTTGCATGGGCAAGGCTTCGGCATGGGTTTTGCTTATTTTATATTGTGAAAACGTATCTTACAATGTGAAATTTTGCATTGTGAAATTCTATAATTATTGTGACTGAACGGTATAGTCTCTGAC